TTGGCTGATTCCGTCCGGGCAATCCTCCGGGCTTCAAACTCCCTGAGGTGCGGAGCCTTGGCCTGTATCTCCTTCATGATTTCCTCATGCCTGACCCCTTCAAACTTCCGTTGCTGGGCCAGATGGGAGAACTTCTTCGCCATGGTCTGAGGCACGGTCTTGATGAGCTGGGCGTTCTGTTCCACGATGTTGTTTATCGTGCCGCCAATGGGTGTTTCCTTCATCTCCCGCATGAGGGCCTTGTATATCTCCCGGCCATGGGATGAGGCAGCGGCGGCCTCCCGCCATGAGGCTTTCTGTCCTACGGCAAGCATGGTCGCCATCTGTTTGGCGGCCTCCCTGCACATGGAGGTAAACCACGGAGCATTGACAATCCCGTTCATGGTAGAAGTGATTTGCGCCGGGTTCGTGATATTGGCCAGCCGTTGCTCGATGACTTTCAAGATTTTGTTCAGCAGGCGGTTATACCGTTGCTCGGCCCGGGTGCGTTCGAAAAGGAAAAACGTTCGAGGTGCTTTCGCGGCCTCGCCCGTTTTCACTGCTATCTGTTTTGCCAGTGCCACATACTCAGGTGAGTTCTGCGGCGGCATTTTCTTCGGGAATAGGTCTTTCGGCAATATTGGCACAGGGTATCTTGCCATCTAACCGCCTCCTGTTTGTTATATGGTCAAGCTTCTCCCTGAGGGCCTTCCAAAGCTGATGTCATAATCCCCGCCATAGGTTGCAGTATGGAACTCGGACACTACTTCGGTTGAGCCGTATTTTCTTTTCGCTACTGATTGAGCATTGGCCCATGTTCCCTCATCCGTTTTCTTATAGACATTCATGCGCTTGCCGCCATTCGTGGACATGCAGACATAGGTTCCGACCGGTGCCCTTTCCAGAATATCAGAACAGGCTCCATTCGTGTTTTCCTTCTTCCATTCGCTGGCAGATGGAAGTGCTTTCTTCAATTCCCCTGCATCGAACTTCGGATCAAAAGGATTGCCGCCCGGTTCGCTGCCGTCCTTCCGGATAACAACTCCGGTCGGTGCCCCGGTTGAATAATCGTTCGTGTTCAGCATGTAATTCGCAAGCTGTTCACTTGACATTTTCCTTTCTCCAAGCTCCGGGCGATCTTGAAAAGAGGTTGTCCACTGTCCATCCTCGCCAAGTACGGCATCCTGACGGACACCCCTTTCTCCGAGGATGGTAATTTCCGAACCCTGCTTCATTTCGGCAAGCTGTTTTGCAACCTTCGGTGCTTCTTCCTTGCGTTCCTTGGCGGTATAATGTGTCATTGTGTACTGCCAATCTTCCTGAGTCCCGCGCTTCTGTGCTGTGTTCCGAGGCTTGGAGCTTCCACTCTTTTTGCTTCCGGATGATCCTCCACCCCCGCCGCCTCCGGAGCCTCCGACTTCACCGGGCCGTCCTTCGTGACCGAAGTTTCCAGAACCCGGGCCGCCGTCCAATTCCTCGGCGAAGGCTTTTGCATCACTGGTTATTCTGGCCAGATTCTTCCGGATTGTTTTCCGGTTCGGAGCCTGTTTCATCTTCCTGTCCTCCTTCTGTTTCCTGAGGTGAACCCGGATAGTCTGATCCGGGGAGAGATCCATCAAACCCGGAGTCTAACCCTGCATCGGCATTATCAATATCCTCGTCCGTGATGGAGTCAAACATCCCGTACTTGGTGCCGGTCTTTTTCAGTTCCTTCAAGGCTATCTGCTGAGAGATTGCCCCGGCTTGGAAAGCTGACATAATGGCGGTGGTGGTTTGCTGGATGAGGTTTGCTCGCTCCTGTTCTGAGGTTTCACCAATGGGGTTAAATTCGAAGTCAATATCATCCGGGATTACGCCCCATGCGGAGAGGGCAATAACCGGCATGAGCTTTTCAAGGACTGGCCGCAGATATGCTTCCTGCTGCTGGGCGATCTTGTCATAATAGTTGGTGAGATCACTTTCCCCGGTGGAGTTGAGTCCGGCAGGGGAGCGTCCAAACAGTTTTGTGACCGGAATCTCGGCAGCACCGGCGATGTCCAGCATAAAGGCATTATAGACATCCGCAATCCCTGTAAAGGTGTACTGCGAGGTTTGGAGGTCATCGTCCTTGTCCATGACATTCATGCCCATGTTCGACTGCAAGAAATTCTGCATCGCCAAGGTCTGGTACAGGTCTTTCATGGACTGGGCATCCGCAGTCATGATGAGCTGACCAAGGTCTTGCATCTTGTATGTCCTGACATTGGCTTGGAATACCAGAGAAGCGATATTCTCAGAGGTGGTGTTCCGCTTGTTCAGTTCAGTGAAAATATGCTCGATCTCGGACAATCCCCAGTAGTTTTCGGCCATGCGTTCCACGTATGGGAGTTCCCGGCCAGTGAAACGAACAATACGGGAATGGTGAACCCTGATCCCTGATTCCAGCATTGATTCAGACATCGCAAATGTGTAATACTCCGGCAGGCCATAATCTGGATCAGATATATCCTGTACTATGTCTGAATCCGGATAAACACCAGACCAGCGATCCGCAATCAAAAGGCCCTTAAAACTTCCCGGCATGACGAGCCGCAAGTCTAAGGGCTGATCCAACATATCTTCCTGACCGTCAATGATAATGATCCCTGCGGCCCCTCCAAAAAGCCGTCCCCACTTGAGTCCTTGCAGGATGGCTTTTTTCAGGTGTGTTTGCCTCTCGATGGTTTCATATTCCTTGATCTGGTCGGGGCTGATCTGTGACTTGATGGAGTACCAATTCTTTGTCATGTCCTCCGGGATCGTGTCAATGACCCGGCTGGCAATCCAATCGTTTCGGTACATGGCGTTCAGCTTATTGTAATCCTGCGTCATCCGGGTTAGCGGGTATTGAGCCGTTTCCATGAGGTTCGGCTGATCGAAACCCAGACGGGCAAACGGGTTGGAATAGCTGTCAATGACCCGAACCCGTTCCGGCGGCTTCTTATCCCCGGTAGGGTGGCGAGCATTGGCCCGCTGGCGATTTCTCCTGCTGTTTCCCATGGGTACTCATCCTCCTATGCTAACATTCGGCGCATGTTGACCACGGTTTTGATGTAATAGCGCAGAGCATCCATCGCATGGTCATTCTGTTTGATAACTGAGTCCTCTCCGGTCTGCATGGCGGCTTTTTCGTTCCATGCGTAGGTGCCGAACTCTTTTATCATGTTTTCGTTCCGGCGGTTTACCTTTATCTGTCCGGAACTGAGCAAAGCGGCTGTTTCCTGTATTCCGTTCTTTACATCGTTATCGGCCTCTTTGCAGATAAAGCCCAGCCTCCGGAGCTGAACCCGGAATGATAAAGCGGACGGGTCAATAATGACCGCCCGCACATTATCCCCGGCAAACTCCTGCAAGTCCTGAGCAAATTCGAGGTCGGTTTTCTGCTGGAGCATCTTCCGGCCATCGTAGTAATATTCATCGTCCACATAGATGATCTTGGCTTCCGGATCATGGTATATCTTGAGAAATACCATCGGGTTCGCCGTACCGTAGTCAACGGCAATATACTTTGTGGATCGCTGAATTACCTCTTCCGTCAGTGGCGTGGAATAGGTATTCTTTTCCGGATCGAAGTTCTTGTACACAAGGCCCTCTGCCAGTGTCCAGCGGCCGAGGATATACCGGTCAAAGTAAACCGTGCCGGCATATTCCTTTTCGAGGTTGTGTACGAACTCCGGCTGCAGAAACGGATTGTCATATATCGTGTACGATTGCTGATAGATGTCCGCTTCCGAGTCCAGAAATTCTTTCAGCCAATGGGAAGGTGTATCCGGGTTGCAGGTGCCGTCAAAGGTGCTGGCAGGGCGGTCAAGACGGGACTTGAGCATTTCGAACAGGCCCTTGTCCCATGTGGCGACCTCGTCCCCGTAGCAGTATTCAATGGATGATCCTCGAAGGGCATCAACCCGGGCCTTATTATCGGCGGCCACTACATAACAGCGTTTGCCAAAGATTTTCGTTGCCCCGGTGGTCTGGGATACATTCCCGACAAGGCTCATGCCCCAGATTCTTTGCATCGGGTCGATAACGTTCTTCTGTACTGTCTGTTTGGTGTGACCGATGATAACTATCAAGCCATCCCCTGTGCATCTCTCTATGCGTTTGGGAATGACAAAATAATCCATAAAGGTCTTTCCGGAGCGTGTCGCCCCGGTCTTAAAGTTCCAACGATGAGTCGCGTTCTTGAAGTACTCTTGCTGCATGGGACTAAAAGGCACTTTCAATCCCTCCCAGAATTTCCCGGGCCTCCCTAAGCGCATCGGATTCAATATCCGGGTCAATGAGGTTCAGGCGGCGTTCCATGAGGTCTATGCGGTGCTTTTCCATGTCCATCTTTTCTTTTTCGATGGAGCGCGAGAGCTGGTCTTCGGTGAGCTTGTGAAGGGTTATCAATGCGGACTGCTTTTGCTTCTGGACAGCGGTCAAAGCATTTTCGATTTCCAGAATCTTGTCCATGCCCCGCTTCCGGCCCATTGTGACATCCCGGGGCTTTTTCTTTGCTCCGGGCTTTGCATCCTCGTCCGTGACCCCTTTCTGGCTTATCTGATCGTATTCCGTGACCAATCCGTTCTTTTCGGTCATTTCCCGGCGTGTTTCCTCGATCCGGGTATACATGCGGCGTTCCCTGATTTCAAGCTCCGCAATCAACCTGATTTGCGCCCGGATTTGATCGGAGTACATATCCGGAATGGCGGCCAGCAGTTCTTTTTCTTCCTCGGACATTGAGGCGTACTTGATCTGCTCATACCGGCCATGCTTGAGGTCATTTTGATTCCCGGCCATGGACGGCTTTTTCTTTGCCGCATTTTTGTTTGCCGGTGGCCCTCTGTGTTCCTTCGGCTTCTTTGGGAGTTGTTTGTCCCACTTATCTGCCTGTTTCCAGCCGGAAACGGTTGTTCGTGGCACTTCGAGCTGTGAGGCGATGTCTTTTATCAATAGCCGCCCGCCGCTTTGGACGTACATTTTCCGCGCCTCTTCTCGCTTTTCGATGTACGTTTGCGGCATCTGCTTCACCTCGGCTTTCGATTGAACCGCAAATTTTTTCCATGAGGGGGAGGCTATTCAGTTTTCTGCCGGCCCAGCTTGACCAGTTTCGCCACCTGAATGACAATCAAAATGCCGTTCAGAATGACCGTACTCAGGGAATGAATGAGGATTCCGTACAGGACGAAAGCGGCTGCTCCTATCCCGTCCAGAATCCGGATTTTCCTCTCTGAGTTTTGCAGGAAGGCCAACAAGATCAATATCGTCCCGCTGATCCCTATCCATTCATAATTCATGCCTCGTCACCGTTCCTGATGCGCTTTGCCAAGTACAGAAAAGGTGTGTCACACAGGGCCACAATCAGTTCTACAAGCGATGTGCTGAGGGCAATTGTCATGATGGTTCCAAAGTCATATATCCCAGCAAAGGCAATCCCGATAAAGCCAAAGTTCTCGAGGCAGTTGCAGAGGATCGTACTTGCATTGTTCCTGAGCCAGAGCTTCGAGCCTGCTGTTCTTTCCCTGATCTTCGAGAATAGATAAATATCGGCCATGTTCGCCACATAGTACATGACGGCACTTGCGATGCTGATTCTCAGGTTCAGGCTGAACAGGGTTTTCATGGATTCGTGGGCATAGTCAAATTCACTGGGAGTATACGCGAGCGCAATCTGTGTAGCGATAATCAGAATCACATCGGCGAACAGTCCCAGCCTAACCGCTTTCCGTGCATCCTTGGCAGAATAGAACTCCGTCAAAATGTCGGTAGCAAGGAAGGTAGAAGCGAACATAACTGTTCCGATGGCGGTTGACAATCCGAACACATTTGCGTTCTTGGCGGTAATGATGTTCGCAAGGACTGTTGCCAGAACAACCCAAGCGATCACCCCGGCCTTGCCGAAAAACTTCTTGCAAAGCAGCAGGGCTGAGAACACGAAAAGGACTTCCAGAAAGATAATCAGTTCATTGGGCATTGGGGTTTCCTCCTTAGTTTTTTATAGTGGGTTATTGCATACCACTTTTTATGATGTATAGACGATCCATCCAACAAACAGGACGATCAAGAGAATGGCCCACCATGGCATATCGACCGCCTCCCCGTTGCTGTTCAGCCTATTACAACATCCACATCAAAATGCGTTTTGCACCCGGCTATGTGGTTCCTGACCTGTAAATACTTTGGGCAATAGATTGACAGATGATCATACAGAACCCGGGCCGCTTCCTCGATGTTGAGTTCATGTCCATCAATGTTCTTCATGACAAATTCATGAATCTGCATATAATCCGGGTACCCGGTTCCCGGAATGAAGGTTACGCAGAACTCGCATCTATACCAGTCTTGGCCGATCCTGCACTTTACGTGGGCAATCGGCTTCATGACAATCTTCGTGACGTTTTCCTTGTTTTCGATCTTGGTCGGTTCATTTTC